GACTTTCAATATTATTATATTTGAATTAAGTTGTAACAATTATATTTTAAAATCAATGTCTTTACGAGATTGTCTTTAATCCAAGTTTTTTCATCCTTGCTTTAACTCGTTTTGCTAACTCTGGATCGTCTTTGAACGTTTTTTGTAGCATCTTTCGATTCTTTTCTCTATCTCTCTTTATATCATTGGCTATTTTTTTTGCAGATGGACTCTTACCAAGTGCTTTTGCAACCTTATCAGCTCTACCACTTGTTAGGGCAGCAATAATACTTCCGAGAAACTCAGCTATTAAATGTTCGTTTTTGATTTTGATTTTAGACATATAAATTCCAGTTTTAAATAAATATCAGATTATCTATTTTTTAAGACGTTATGACGAGCCTTCTCAAATTCGGCAGCCTCATCTTCATATGCTTTTATCAGTCGTTTTAAATACCAACGGCGTAGATAAACTGGTAAATTATAAACTTGATCGTAGGTAAATCCACCTTTAGAGTGGAATATTAATTGAAATATTTGTTCGTGTAACTCTGCACGATACTCACGAGGAAGGCCAAAAAAACTCGGCAGTTAATGGTACTGCCGCGTCAATCTCCTCTCCGTATTTGTCAGTCACCTTCACGATCATTTCCAAGTCTGGGGTTACTGACATTATATACGCTCTTAGAGATAAACTATCAATAGAAAATAATTCGTTATCAACAAAGTTATTTATAACTTTTCTTTCACGATTACTATCAACTTCTCTGATTTGACTTTTTAATCTTGTAGTCAATGTTCTATCTATTTCTGAAACCTTTTGTAATGCTTTTGCCTCCGCATCAACTTCTTCCATTTGTCCAGATGTCATTACTCTAAATTTAATAACTCTTTCGGTTTGTGGTAATTTATATTCCACCTCACCATTTTCATCAATTGTAAATGAATCATAATCTATGTCCACTTCTTCAATCTTAGACAAATCTACTTCAAATTCTTCCGATTCTTCGTTAGAATTTGTCCCTTGAAATTTATACTGTTTACCGTAAGCTAATATTCTTGCTGATATTAATATTGCATTCTTATCACCAAGTAACATTTCATCTAATTTAACTTTTTTATCAACAATTAATTCTCTTAATAGGTAATCTACTACGATACCTTTTCTAATTAATGTCTCAGAAGTTAAAATATCTTCTTCTTTAGCTGTCATGTATTTAAGTTCCACTTGTCCAGTAGACAATGGATTATCTTTGTTGTAAAAGCGTCCTCTTGACGGTAAGTCTACGACTTCCGTAGGAAACTTTGTAGTCTCAGGCATTTAATATTCTCCTTAATGAAAAACTATAACTTTTTTATAAATATAACCGAAAAAAATCTAACTTTAAATTTTTTTATGTCCTCGTTGTGTTTACTTTTTGGGTGAGAATTTCTCTTTGATTGGTTTAAGTAACATATCAAATAAGATATCATCATATTTAGTAGGCGTCATTTTTACGATTTTTTCTAATGCGTAAATAACTACCAAAATATATTCCCAATTGGCTGCTAAGAATTCAGTCATTTTTATTCTCCGTTTTAATTAAAATTGTAAGATTGCGTAATCGTAACGCAATGTTAATTCGATATCTACTGGGTCTGTACTGTTAGAAAAATCCAAATCATTAAAGTTCACGTCTTGACACCAAGCTCCCTTTAATGTCCATTCTTCCACAACATCACCAACAGGCCCTAATAAATTAAACGTTACATCTTTTTTATAAAAATCGGTATATCCATCACGACCTGTAACTGATTCGTGAGCTAATCTAACCCATTCCATAACTGACTGTGCAGCTGATGGTACAATTGGGTCATATAGAGTAGTAGCCAATGGTTGCCATTCACCTTTACCCTTAACATATCGTTTAACATTCATGTGGTCAAGAACTATTTCTTCAAATGTAATTTGAGGTCTGTTAGCTGTTTTAACCAGATACGCAGGTATTCCCTCTATATACATAATAAACCGATTCTTTGTTTTCGGTTCAAACGGAGTGAACATAATTTCATTTGCATCAATTAATTCGGGCATTTACTATCTCCTTATTGGATAAATTTTTCTTCACATATAAATATAATGATGTATGAAAAAACAATACATTAATCATCACATTTCTTTGAAGTTTTTTTGAAGTTTTTATAAAAACAAAAAACCCCAACCGAAATTGGGGCTTTTCATTATACGTTACTGTTTGTTATAAATCAAACTTATTCAGGGAACGCTGCTCCTGTAGGTAACACTACAAAGTCAAGAACAATAAACTCTGCTGTTCTTGTAGGTTGAATGAATATTTGTCCAACAAGACGATTTCTATCAACAACATCTGGTGTGTTGTTAGTATCGTCCATTACGACTCTAAACGCATTCAAACCACTATTTGCTTGTACTGATTCAAGATACGGATTAACCGTGTTCAAAAATCTATTTCTTGTTTGTGTAGTATTCTGTTCAAATACTAAGAAACGAGATGTAGAAGCAATATACTTCTTCAAGTTAATCAATAATCTACGAACATTAATCCTATCAAGTGCTGAAGGTTTAGACTGAAGTGTTTTCTGTCCAAATACCGTTACACCTTGACCTGGGAATGTTGCGATTGGATTAACTCTGTTCTCATAGAGTTTATCTCTCTCTGCGTGTGTTAATCTTGATTTAGCTTCTGTAACAGAAGTTAAACCACCTCTGTTAAGACCAGCTGGAGCGAACCATTCTTGTCCAACTCTATCATTGAACGCAAATACTCCACCTAAAACTACTGAAGGCGGCACCCACATTGGTCTGTTAGTAGATGTATCCATAATTTTTACCCAAGGGTAATATACACCTGCATAGTTGGTATCTAATGAACTAATACCATCTGTAGCATTTGTTATACTATCTGACCAAGCAAATCCATCCATTATATAGAACGCATCAGCTCGAGCTTCCATCTTAGTTATAGCATGATTCGTTACTGCATTATGCATTGTAGTACCTGAAGAGGCGTGTATCACACCTGGAATCATTAATAAATTAATATCCCATTCATCAGGGTTACTTAAAGCATTAATTGCTCGTTTATAAGCTTTTGAACCAGTCGCGTTTGATGTACTACAATCAAAACCTTGTGTGTTCGTTGAACTGATATCATTACCAGTTTTTGCTTTGGTTTGTGGGTTTCCACCATCAAATCCCCATTGGAAACCAACTCTAAACTTACGTTGTCCTATATCTGATAAAGCCAATGTTATTAATTCTGAACCATCTGAATAAGTATCAACATTTAAAGATGTACCTACATCTGTATGTCCATACATATTAGCTAATGAGAATACTGAATTGTCACCATTACCCGCTGAACTCCAAATTGGTGATAAGTATGCTTGTGAATCTTTACTGTCTGTGTTAAACCCATGAAACATATTAGAATCATAATCACCAAGATTATTAACTTGTTGTGTGTTAATAGAAGCAGTTGGTATATTAGTTCCTGGAACTGGATTAACCATCTTATTATATCCATAAGGTACTACATTGGTAGAAAATGTTTCTATTGTTGAGTAGTCACCTACACGAATATAAGATGAATTGTTAGCATAATCCCCATGCCAAGTCAATTTACCATTAGCATCAATAACAACATGTCTATCACCAATTCTCTTAGCGAAGTAGTTAGATGATGCTGGGTCAAAATTACAATTATCAAATTGTTCTAATAATTGATTGTTGTCGGCATTGTCTGGATTATAATTCCGAACCTGTACACTAAATTCACCATAATCACTACCTGGTATTGAACCAGCAGCTTTAATGTTCAAGATACAAACTGTTACATCTGTATTTGCATCTGTTCCATGACTTAGTGTGTAGAAACGGAATAAGTTTTTATGAGCACTTGTTGCTGTGTCACCTTGATCAATAATATAAGGTGTACGAGCTGTTGAGTAATCTACATTACCACCCCAAGTTGAGGCTACACCAACACTATTAAACTGTGCAGTGTAAGCAGCATTTGAACCACCTGAAAAATCTAATCCTGCGGAAGATGATGCACTACCTGTTATGGTTAGTTCCATCCAATCAGAGGATAGAGCGTGTGCTGTATTTTTAAATTGTTTATACAAGTAAACATAATCTGTTGTACTTGTAGGATCTTTTGTGATAACTTTATCTACATAATATGCAGAACCAGTATCTAATGAAGCGGAAATGGATTGTAAAAGTCCATTAGAACCACTAACACGAATCACGAATGAACCACTATCGTTTGAAAATCCAACTTCAGTCTTTGATATATCTGATGTAGACGCTAAAGCTGTATTTGACAAAGTGAAAACGGTTTTCCATCCACTTGAACTACCTGATGCTTGTACATGTACTGAATCTGCTTTGTATCCACCTGTGTTTAAAACACGAACTATCGTGACAGTAGATGCAGAACCAAGATATTCTTGTACAGCATAGGGAACATAAGTGGTCTTCGTTAACCCACCGAATTTTTCTTCAAATTCTTGAAAATTTTGAACAATGGTAGGTACGAAAGCTGGTCCTTTATGAGTAGCTCCTATGATACCTGCACCAATGTTTGATATTCCTTGTGGGAGAAACGAAAGGTCTGTTTCCTGCGTAAAGACGCCAGGACTGACTATTCTTTCGGCCATTGAATTTCTCCTAAATGATTGTTAAATGTATTATATACGATATTTTGTTAAATATAAATATAAAGTAAAAACCCCAAAATCACTTATTTGGTGTAAAAATACCACTATCTACGTCTAAATTTCCATTACCGTATTTGTCCGTAAGACTCTTAACAACTTCTTGTTCATTTTTTTGTAATAATTGATGTTCTTGAGTCAAAGCTTCACGTTTTTCTTTTAACTCATCAAGAGTAGATTCAACTGAATTCATCTGTAAGCTGTTCTGACCAATTCGTAAAATGACA